CTTGGAAAATCCCAAAAGATAATTGAAAATAATATGGCATAACTCAATGCCAAAATTAAAATGGCAACAATGCCCGTTACATTTGCTTTGAACTTATCCATTATCCTTGGCCTCTACTGGCTTTTTTTGATTTGTGTTTGTTGATGTGCTTTGTGTGTCTGCCCAATTTATTTTTGGGCTTTGCACGGAATGTCGATGTGTTGGTTGCCTTTGCCATTACAGTCCGTTCAATTTTAACATATTGGAAATTGACAAGGTGTCCATATCCGCCATGCTGGTATCAATACCCATAAACATCATGGTGTTTGCATACTTGGTGGCTTTGGCTTCCGCCTTCTTAACATCCTCTTTTAACGCTTCCTTTTCTGCAACCTTTGATTCAACCATCTTCGCATTCATCGTTTGAGCCATTTTGGTGACTTCTCCCGCACTTTCTACATTTTTTGATACCTTGCTAAGCAACGCATCAATTTCGTCGATTGTAGGGGTTTGTTTTGCGTTTGCAATTGTGAACACATAACCCGTCATAAATAGGGCGGTAAAAACTAATAATGCCGTTCTCATAGTTTTTTCATTGTTTGCATTATTCTTATTTCAGTCATGGCGGATGCCAAACAAGAATCGGATCGTTTCAATGCGTAGGTCAATTTATCAATCTTCACATCCAACGCTTCAATCTTTTGGTTTGCCTTTTCAATCTGTTCTTTATAGCCCGAACGCAAGTCCATATACAAATAAGACACACCCAACAACATACAAAAAGCCACGGCAGCAATTGGGTTCTTCCGAAATTGGTCAAACGAAACTGGCAACGCATTTGGTTTAATCTTCGGGGCGGTCATTATTCAGTCGGGGGTAATGGTGGTTGACAATACTCCGCACCTGGGTTTGCAATACAAAACGCTTGTGCATATTCGGTGTCTAAACTATACCCCATCGAACTTACTCCAACGGGATTAGGCCATACAAGGTATTGAGCAAAGTTTGGTAATGGTTCATTTGCCCAAACAATATCAATACTCTCATTTGCATTTTGCTTGACACAAATTGGATTGCCCTCGGCATCCGTTCCGTACTCTGTGCAAAGTTGACCCAACTCAACCACAACCGATACAATGTCATAATTCCAAGATGTTACCAATTCCCCGTCGGGGTTTGTGGTTTCAATTTGTATTTCCTTTTGTAAGGTTTCCCAAGTCGTTGGTGATACCTCATATTTTCTAAATGTTTGCATCTTATAGGGTTGTTAATTGTGCCAATTCTGCGTTGCTTAAACGAGTTGGGAAAACAAGAAGTTCACTTAATCCAATCGGATCATCTACTGTATAACTTCCCGCAACTCCCGTTGTAATTTCATCAAGTGTTGAACTAACTGCAAAAGTGCTTGTGTCTGATGCAATTAAATTCCCGTTAATGTATAAAACTATATTTCCACTTTTATACCCAATGGCTATTTTATCATTTCCAGTTGTTGTAATACTCGTATTACTCAATAATACAGTACTACTTGCACGAACATACCCACGCAAATTATTGCCTTCAGTTCCAATAAAAATCCAGTTAGCACTTGTTCCGTCTGAAATTGAAAAGCGTGATGCCCCAACTCCGCCCGATGTAATGCCTTTGAATTGTACAAAGAATGTACCTTCTGTTTGACCAATTAAAGCCGATGAAGTTAATTCATAGGTAGCATCTGCCCCCCTTGTACTAGATGCTCCCAATGTTGGTATATACGAAGTGGCATAACTTCCGACTTCCGCTTGGGCTCCGTATAGGTTAATTGTTGCGCTTGATGTTAACACAACGCGACCACGAACTCCGCGAGAAGGATTAGCCTGACCTACAATACCATAAAAAGCATATAAAGTTGTAGCACTTGCAGAGTTTGTGTTTGAAATCAATCGGTACCACCCATTGCCGTAGGAAACTATTTGAACGCTTGATGATGTTAAATCACCCGATTGGTCAATATTGGTTGTTAATGTATCAAGGTCAAAAACGACACTCACCCAATCGTTTCCAGTGCTAGTGTAATTAGTGACAATATTAATGTATCGAGCAGTCCCCTTTTTTACAAATACGCTCACTGAATTTGTTAAGCCTCCCGAAAAACTTTCATAAATGTCGTGAATTGAATTTCCACCATCTGCCGTTAAAAGGTCAGCGTTTGTATATCCATCGGGCGAAACTGCATTATTTGCAGTTACCGAAGACCCAGCCAATTCCCAAGTGGCATTATTAAACTGCTCAGAATAAGTTATACCATTTGTCCTTTGTGGTTCTAACAACAAATTAGGGCAAGTGCTATTAAGGTAATCCAAACGGGGTAAGTTAGCAACGGGGCCAACTGATACTGTCGTTGTTGTTGTGGCTATGTAGTCGGTTGCAATGTCACCCGATTCAATTTGCGCGTTTTGAATGTAAATGCTACCCGTAGTTGCTGACAAATCATTGTTTTCCGCAGGATAAATTCTAAAAACTGAAGAAGCATTTGCAGTTGTCATTGAGATTCGATACCACCCATTACCAATGCTATCAATTTTATAAGTACCAGGCCCCGTAGAACCTTGCGCACCATTCGTTAAATTTACATAAATGTAAGATGTGTTAAATTCAATTGCTATGTAAGTTGATGCGTTTGCTTTGGCATATACACTAAAAGTAGTAAGCCCAGCACTTGCCGTGAAAGATTGAGTAACACGACCACTTGCCCCCGACTTTGTTACAAGCCACGCATTGTTAGTCCCATCATATCCCGCTTGGCCACCCGTAACACTTGCCGTGGTTGTAGACCAAGTGACATTAAAAGTATTGGATTGTAAAATTTGGTTCGTCCGCACCTTTTCAATTAACCCATTTGGGCCGACACGGGTTGCGGTGTCATTGCTTCGTGTGAATGTTAAATCACCCGCGCCATCCGTTGGGACAACGCTATATACTGTACCCACTTTGTAACCGCTTGGTATTGTAACCAAACTTGCTAAATCTAATAAAGTTCCCATAAGTTTAATTTATTTATTGCATTTACTGCGCATTGTTCACCTTCAATTGTGCCACCATCGGCAAGTACTCTAACCTCATATCGGTCAAAATAAAATTGTCCCACATTTACGCCTGGCAATCTCAATTTTGCAATTGCACAACTGAATGCCTCCACAACCCCACCATCCGATTCAACTCGGTTGCGATAGGTCGTGAACAACGAAAATGGGATTCCCTTGTAACGATAGTTAGTGACAAAAATTCCAATCATTCCCCGTATACTACGATTGATCCGTAAGTCAATGTAATTGATGAAATGTAATCGCCATCGGGAACGCTAATAAATACGCCCGAACGCAAAGTAACACCCGCCAATCCCAATGATGCCAATATACTGGCTCCGCTTTTGTTTAATATCGCCGAAATCACGGCATCATCATTGATGACGAAACCCCGAAATCTACCCGTGGTGGCCGTGGTATTGCTAATTACTTTGCAACCCGTATACCCCGCTGAAAATGCTGATGCTGAAATACTCATATCTATAAAACGATTTTAACTTAAGTTGTTATATTATTCAATTGGTTCAATTTAGCGATGAAGCATTCACGCCCTTCGACCTTTCCACCACTCGCAATTACCCGAATCTCATAAGCGTTATACAATTGTAAACCCGTATTTGTACCCGTGATGTTGCCAATGCCTTGAGCCCTTAATGAACCATCACAACATTTGCGTGAATATGTACGCCCATCTTTGCACAAACATCCCCGTGTTCCTCCCCCTTGTGGTGAACTCCGTGATGGGGTTTCCCACCCTTGAGATGGTGCGGTGGTGTTGTTATAATTTTGTTGCCAATTGCTCATCTTCTTGTTATTAATAAAAATAATAATAATCCAAATAATAGTAATGCCAATCTAACACCCACCACCTGGGGAACCTTAATCCGTTCCTTGTATTGAATCTGTGGGGGTAATTGAATGGTCTTGGTGTATCTAATCGTGTCCGCCTTCACAACTGTGTGAACTCTTATCACATCGTGGTTTCTGTAAACAATCGTTTTAACGCCATCTTTTTCAATTGTGATGGTATCAATCGTTTTTGTTGTGAAAGTGTCTGTAATGCTCACAGAATCGCGTACAAATAGCGTATCGATGGTGTGGGTGGATGTTTGTGCCATGGCGGGGTTCTTTTGGATGGCTTTTTTTAAGTGCCATTCGGCCGAACACCCCGTGAAGAATATCATAATGGCGATTATCTGGGTCGTCTTTGTGAATAAATCACATTTGACCGCATTAACGATTTTCAATTGCGTTATGTAGGTGGTCAACTTCTTGACCTTTTCTTTCTTTGGTTTTTATGTCTTTTTTTCAATTTCTTTTTTACGTAATTTGCTGGGTTTTTTTTTGGTTATTTTTTTGGCTGCTGACATGGCAATTTGAAGTAGAAATTTTTGTGATCTTGCCATAATCGGATTTTCCCATTTGGGTATTCCGCAGTCGACTTATGTGCAAGAGTCGCAAAAAGGTAACCATCTTTTTCAGTCCATTCGATGCCAAATTTTTCCAATGGAGTTGGGTTGTCTGGAGTCATGCCATGATAAGACTTGTCGTCGCACAAGCTTGGATGGACATAGTAAAATTTTCCATCATCACGTTTTTCGGCTATTGATTTTTCGCAGGGCTTATCAAATTGATTAACAATGAAATACTTTTTTTCTGAGCAAGACTCTTTAACTTCGTATTCATCGCAACAATCAAAAGCTTCTTTTGCATCTTCGATTCCCAGCGAATTATTTAAGTTTAGCTTTAAAAATCGTTGATGCATCTTCAACAGCAAATGCTCAACTGGTATTTCTTCAGGGGTGGCCCATGGTCCTTCGACTTCAAAGGCAACGGTAAACATGTAATTTTTAATCATAAAAAACTAAATTATTCAAGCGATGAATTTTCTGATGCCCATGCTTGCCATACAGTGACCATGTCTTGAATTATTAACGCTTTGGTCATTAACATGTGAATAGCTTTTTTTGCATTTTTAGCTTCTTTTTTTGAATTGAAGCTTTCGTCATTAGCAAGGCGAGTAGCCTCGTCTAAATGATTCATAACGTCAGTGACCATACTATAAAGGTCAACTGCTTCTAGCCATGCTTCTCGCAACTGATCACCACAAGGGATCTTCGGTAAAGTGCTCGGAGTTCGTTTTTTCATTTAGATAAGATTGATGATAGCAGGTTTTTCGATTATCGTAAAGTTGGCGGATTGGATGGTTGACCCAATTGAAATAAGCGTTTTCATCATACTCGTCGTCCTCTGACTCGGTCAGATTATCTCCATTGTAGTTTCCGTATTCAGGATCAACGAGGTAGGTCATGGCTTAGACGCTTGAAACGTAAATTGTGTCTCCGTTTGAAACGCGAGCATATTTTGGGTGATCTACGTCATCCGCGTCTTTTGGCAGTTCAATTGATACTACTATTGAGCAATATTTAGTGCCATTAGACAAAATTGCAGCCATTTCGTCAGCAATAGCTGGATCGCTGGAACGCCAAGGCACACCATTAGTTTTGATGTGCTGAGTCCAAGTAAAAGACCCCGGAGGTCGGATATAAATTAAGTAAATCGTGCGCGTGTTCATGGTTTCTTTTTAGATTTAATGATGCTGGTAAATTTTGTAGAGTATTCAACGCCCCATCCGTAACCTTTGCATCTCCACCAAAATACAAAATAAGCTCGATGTCGTGGGTAACCATAATGTTCGCCCATGCCATCCATGATGGATACTTCAAGTGAAGGGAGATTCCATTTTTCTACGGAAATCCATTGAATGTCGCCAAAAACCATTTGAGGGCGCGATGGTTCTTGTGGACGACCAAATGGATGTAGTTTTCCTGACAAGTAACGCGGAAGAGTAATGCATAGCGCTTTGATGCTATTTTTATTGTGCCTTCCCCAGTTGCGAAGTCTTTGTTTTATTTTTAATCGAAAGCTAATTGGCGGTTTCATAGAAATGATTTGTCCGGTTACCGTATCCGGTGCCAGCTTGACGCCACTGGCGGTTTCATGGGGAACACTCTCAAGGGAGAGTTATGAGCCATGCTTAGGGCAACGTCTTTCCGCTGTGTCAACCGTGTTTCTCTGGTTCTACTCCCCTGCACGGTGAACGCAGGGGCAGAGAATTATTCTAGCT